TTTCCAATTTGCCACGTGCTTCACGCACCAAACGTACTTTAGTTTCCACTACATCACGTTTGTCTTGGGCAAATTCTTGGATCTCACGAGCCAACGCATGCACCATGAAGTGTTCTAGTTTTTCTAGTCCTTCATTGTGCTGCTTGCGGTCCTTACGAAGTTCGCTGATTTCTTCAGATAATTTTGTTACCATGAAATTGTTAAACTTCACAGCACTTTCTTTCATCTTGGTTTGAAACTTCACGCGATCTTCACGCAGGGCAGCTTTCTCTTGGGCAAACTCTTCAAGTTCACCGGTGAGACTTTCTGTCATCATCTTGTCTAAGGCTTCAACCATCACTGTCTTATCGTGCTCGTAGCGTTGAGCAAACTCTTCACGTAGTTCTACTCTAACCTGTTCACGTGCTTCTGTCAGTTTAGATTCCCAAGCTTCGTTGAGTTCTCGACTGACGTCTTCGTTGATCAGGCCGCTATCTAGCAATGGTTTGATTGCATCTAGCATGCTTTACTCCTTAATTTTGAGATCTTTGATAAGGCGTTTTACTTCCTCACGCAAAAATCTCTGTACCTTGCTGTTCTGACCTGCGTCCTTGGCAATCTCTAACACTTTATGACCGTACTTCATATTTCGAAGTCCTTCATAAATTGCACGAGGATATGCATGCGGGGCACTGGGCTGAGCAACAATATCCACAGTGACTATTTCAAAGTCACTGACATGTCCGTTGCCTTCGTTCACGTTACCGGAACCACGGCTCGAAACTCCGAGTTTAACACCCGAATCCAACATGGTCTTGACCAGTTGTCCCATAGGTGTAGGTAATATTTTTAACTTACCGTAACCAGCAGGGCCATCCATCCACATTTTTTCAATGCAATGACTGACTCTGTCTAAGTTGATTTTTAAATCTTCAGGGTGATCTACTTCACCCAGCACCGAATAACCTTCGCGCAGTTGTTCATTGATACTGTGAACTGCTTTACCAATTTCATTTACGGGATACACACGTTCGTTGGCGTTCTTTACTCCGCCTTCGATACATATACCTTCCATGTACAATGTCTTTCCTGCGCCGTCAGGACCATCTTCAACCAAGACGCGAATCTTGGCTTGGTTGAAGTTTAGATGTTCCTGTAAGTATTTCATTGCTGATTACTTGCCACGTGGAAATGGTGTGCGTGTGTTTACACCGGCAGCTTGACCCAAGTGTGGCTTGGCAGCAGGCTTCAAATCTTGCGTGGCTTGAGCAGGTGAGTTACCAACTTTACCAATTAGATCTTTTGTGGTGTTTTTGTAAGCAGCGGTATCGTGGTGTCCACCTTCATTTTGACCTGCTCGAACAGGACGGCCTTCCATACCCGCTTGTCCACTGTTAAATGCAGTGATAGACTTGGTGTTGGTTCCAGCTGGTTCAGAAGTCACTGGTTTTGGAGCAGCTTTAAGCGTGATGTTTTCCATCATGCCTTCTGTTTCAAATTCATCTGCATCAATTTCCATGTCGTCCATGCCGTCGCCCATGTTGTCTGCATCGGGTTCACCGTTGCCCATCATGTGCTCAAATTCAGCCATGAGTTCGTCCAACTTGTCAGCCAGATCCATCACATCGCCTTTTGTAGCAGCTTCATCTCCGCCCATTTCGTCATGATCTTGTTCCATGTCGTGAGTGAGATCTTCACCGTCTGACTCTGCTTCGTCATCAAACTCAGCATCGTCGTCGGTTTCCATCATGCCATTTTCTTCGGCTTCCAATTCATCGATCATTTTGCCGGTTGCACTTCCGCCCATCATGTCGTCGCCTTCTTCCATTGGAGGATTACCGTCAGTATCTGGCGGCTCTTCACCCATGGCATTGTCTTCTTCTAATTCGTCCTCTTGCATGATATTCTCATAGATCTGACGACTCTTAGATACTACGATTTGATGGAAAAGTTCTTTGGCTTTGGCATCTTCGTCGTTGATAACATATTCAATCAACTTTTCAAACTGATTTTTACTCATTTAACTGGCTCCTATAGATATTCGTTAACTTTGCCACCCCGGCAAAATGTATATCTATATTTACAAATTAAAAGAAAAATATGCCAGTTATGGCTGGTTTTTTATCAATTAAGACAAAAATGTTACGCCGGAGGAGCAGCCGGTGGAGCATATTGAGTTCTAATGTCTTTTAGCTTTTCATTGTACTCAAATGTCCTAGTATCATTCATTTTTCGCAATTTATTCAATTGCATTAGTGTGAGCTTGGTCTTGCGCAATTGCCCAAGGTGAGGCTGAGTGTTATCAGCGGCTACATCTTGATATGCACTGGGACTACGTTCGTAAAGCTCATTGAGGATCATGATATATTTATGCAGCACCCGGAATTGGAGCACCGGCGCCTGGTGGTTGTGCTGCCGGCGTGTTGCCAATTGTACCGCCCGGAGCAGCTGGCATGCCTTCTTGTCCAGCTGGGGTTAGATTTGACATCTCTTGACCCATTGCAACATCACTCTCCAACCCTGCTGGAGTAATACCCACACTACGTAGATCCTGTCCTTGTGATGTTTCTATCTCAGGCTTGCTGCGTTCTTCTTTCCAGAGCTTGGAATTGGTTTGAATTTCGTCTTCGGTCAACCCTAAGAAACGTTCCAGCAAGAATCTCTTGCTCATGTAAGGCAATGCTTCTAAACTGGTAAATGCTGTGATACGTGAAGTGTCTAGTTCAGCTTGACGATAGCTGGCAAAGTTTTGCGGTGGGTTAAACTTGATCTGGAACAGGCCAGCATCAATATTAAACCCTCTCCAACGCAAGAACATTTTGAATTCATCATCAAGTTTTTGCATGATCAATGCTTGCAGTCTTTCACAATATTGATTGAATCTGTACTCTTGAATCAATGCTGTTCCTACTTTGCCATCCTGCATGGTACGGTCTGAATCGTCCGGTCCGGTAGGCAAATAGCTTGATGGCACACGTAGACCACGAGCCATTTTGTTGTTAAAATACTTCAAGTCGTCAATTTCGCCGAGATTTTGACCACCTTGCAACATTTCTACTGAACTGCCTCGGCCGTCTGCACCTACTGGAAAGAAAAAGTCTTCGTTGATACTGAGCGGATTATAACTTGAATCCATGATGTTCTGCCCGCCGCCACCATATGTAGGAATACGACGTTGATGCATTTCATTCTTCACACGTTCCACAAATGCCATGGCCATGTGGCTGGGCATGTTGCCCACATCAATCTTGAACATTCGTCGCTCAGGGGCACGTTGTACTCGATAGATCAACATGGCATCTTCAAGCAATTCTTTTTGCTTGAAAACTTTAAAAATGTTTTCCAAGATACTTTTACCAAAAGGCCAGAATGTATCTAACCCTTCGTTTAAACTCATGTGAACCACATGTTTAGCATCAATACAAGTTTCGTTCACAGCTCGGTTGAATCTGCTTACTCCACTCATGGCTGAACTGGGTGCAGTGTATCCACCACCTTGCATACTACCGCCAATACCGCCTGCGCCACCCGAACTTGGGTTGACCATGAAGTCTGTTGTGGTTTTAGCTGCCACAGTCAAGTTCTGGAAGTTGGGGTTGATATCACGAATGATGTATTGTTCAGGACGTTTGCCTTCATTTTCATTAACAATAACTCGAACCACTTTGCTCATGTCCACCCAGTACATTTCGAATGTTTCTGGATCACGTACAAATATTTGATCACCATACTTGATAGTGTTACGGAACAATTTGAAAATACGCTGATCAAGTTTGTTCAGTTTGACCCACTGCTGCATCTGTTTGCGTATGATTTCAACTTCGTGATCTGTAGGATCATCATTGTATGTTATATCAAACGGTGTGTCGTTTTGTTCATTCAGCTGTGTAGAGAATTCAGATATGATATCTAAACATGCATTAACTTCCGAATCGGCATCCATGTTTTCATATTGATTATAACGTTCAATACGGTTAGGGTGTCCCGAATATACTTCGGGCAATCTACTGGCATAGTTTCTGAAACTAAAATCAGACTCTGCTTGATTGCTGCGACGGCCATCATTTTTAGGATATCCCGGTAATCCCTGATCTCTACCACCCGCAATTGGGCTCATTTGTCCAGATAAATCTGCGACTTTGAAGTATTTTTTCCACCCGGTGCCTTTGTTTGGTTCTGCCATAGTGTGTTATTTATTGTTAATTCCTAGACTGTTGCAGTATCTTGCCTTGGGTATTAACACTTCTACGCATGAGATCCACTAGTTCGTTTGTGCTAGCTGTTTGCAACCCTATGTTTTTGGCCAATTCCATAATGCCTTGAGTCAGTTCTGGATTGGTTTCGTTATTAGATCCAGTATTTGTTTTTGTTTCACGTTCGGTATCTGGTCGAGAATTATCCAGTGTTGTACGATACGTTGTTTTAGGTCCAGCTAATGATTGGTCAGGTCTAGCAAATTGATCCGGAGGGCTAATTCTGATATAGCCCGAAGTGGGTGCAACTGGTGCTGGTTTAGGTTGTGGCGCTGCTGGTTTGGCTTGCGGTGCTACCTCTGCTGGTTTAGCTTGTGGAGCAGGCGGTGCTGGTTTAG